TTACGCTAAGGTTAGCTCTGGTGGTAGTGCTAGTTACGGATCAGATGAGCCGCCGTGGTTTGACGTAGACATTTTTGACATCTATAACCCTGTGCGTAACAGGTCAGTCAGTATCCACCTGTACGAGGAAATTATCAATCTATACGAAAATAGCATTTACAATCGGTTCGAGAACGAGTATAGATAATAGCAAGAACTAAACGAATTAACCCACCAAGGAGAATCAAATGCTTACTATCCAGACAGTCCAAGAGCTTATCGAAAAGAAAGGCACTAAGATTGCCACAGTAAAGTTTGTCAAGGCAGATGGTACTATTCGTACAGTGAATGGTCTATTTAAGCCTTCTAGCAAGATTGTTGGTTCTGAGCGTGGTGTTGCTCAAGGGGAAGCCATGAAAGCCCGTGGCCAAGTGCCAGTATATGAGCTATCTAGCCAGCAGTGGAAAAGTTTCATGCTTGATAAAGTCCTAAGTATTGTTTGATAAGGAGAAAGACATGACATTTGACGTAACAACTAATCGTATTCCTTTTGGGTTGCTTACACCAGAGGAACAAGATACACTACAGGCATGGCCTCATGGTTGGGATTTTTGTGACCCTACAGAACCTAGCTGGATTGATGTTGGGTTTACCCCCAGTTGGATAGAAAGCTATGCGTATCGTGGTAAGCCAGCACAAAAGGTTACATCCCACTGGTTTAATATCTACGAGGGAGGTAGGATTGGTCATTTTTGGCCTAGTAAAGGCGCCGCCGAAACTTTGGCGTTAGATAAAACTACCATAATGCGTATGGATATTTGCAATGGTGAAGTCACTGTAACAAAGGAAACATGATGATTAAATTTCTACAAGCGTTTACATATGTGCTGGTAATTATGGCAGTCTGGGTTCACCATTTCCCATACCTACGGGCATCACTTGAGGTGCAGACTGACTACTACTATGAGATTATGGCAGAGGATATGGGACTATGGGAGTGACTGATGATGAACTACACTTTCGACTGCGAGATAGATCACAAAGATTTTGGGTAACGGAACAAGACTTATTAGATAATGTGCTTTTCAGGGAAGCTGCTGACCGCATTGAAGAACTACTGCGTGATATGGTTAGGGCTAAGGAATGTTTACGTAATCGTATGCACTTCTATGAGTGTGACTGCGGGGAATGTGATCGTATTCGTATTACATTAGAGGTAATTAAAGGAGAAACCTAATGCTACTATCAGCACTGTGCCTTGCAGGTAATATATATTTTGAAGCTAGAGGTGAACCTATTGATGGTCAGATACTGGTTGCAGAAGTTACTATGAATATTGCAGGCACAGAGGCTGATGTTTGTGCGACAGTGTTCGAGGATGGGGAGTTTAGCTGGACAAACGATAAAGACCTAGCTATTAAAGAACCAGAGGCTTTCCTTCAATCTTTAACCCTTGCCTATGAAATCCTCGAACATGGTTGTATCTTGTGTACTACAGCTACAAACTTTCATACACGAGACACTAAACCCTACTGGGCTGAACATATGACACTTATAGGTGGTTATGGTAATCATCTATTTTATAAGGAGTAGATATGGACAATGAAGATGAAATCTGGATTAACCGATACCTTGATGGTCGCTGGACTTTAACTAAAAAACAAAAGGAGAATACTATGAATGAGAAGAAACTGTATCAAATCGGTGATGATTTTGGTGGTGTGAAGTATGGTCATAAACTGGCTGTAAATAGCGCAGGTAAGTGGGTGATGGAAATCAAAGGTACTGGTGAGGTTATCACTTGTGACAAGGACAATGTTGAAGAAGTTATGCCTTACACTGTGTCTGTCCAGTTCCAAACAGATAAGACAGTCTACACCTATCTTGCGAACAAAGATCAGGTAGAACTTAATGCCTTCTACATCTTTGATGCAGCACTTGGTCGTGCCATTGCGCAGGTAGTTAAGCTGGACACTAAGTCTCCCGCTGCAAGTGTAGAGTTCAAACCTCTGGCTAAGCTGAATGTTACGCTATCTGAATAGGCTCGTCGTCGCACTGAGCGTCTTGCTAAATGTTATCCTTGGTGGTAGCAATAACCAAACGTTCAGTGCTAGGAATTATGACTGGCAACGCAGGGGGTATCCAAATATAGTTAAGCCTATTGACTTCTTCCTTGGGGAAGATCACTGTATGGAGTGTTGGGTTTATTGGAAAGTGAGAAAGGATTAAGCTATGACTGACGAAGAACTGATCAAATTTTTGCGAACATCTACAAGCGCTTGCTTCAACAAAACTGCCGCCTACCGCATCGAAGCCCTGATTGCCGAGCGGGATGAGGCGCTGGAATGGCTGTCCGCAAACCAAGGCTACATTGCTGATGCCGTGTTCGCTTTCGAAGCACTAGCAGAATTGATATCGGAAATGAAAAAAGAAGCCCGCACCGCGCAGAAGCGAGAGCATTATAAGATGCACGTACTGTCAGAGGTGCTTGGAGAAATACGCAAGGTGGTCAAAGGAGAGAGCCATGAGTGATGAAGAACTAATTAGGTGGTTGCGTAATTTGGAACCTATGGATTACGAGTTACGCCATGGCACTTTTCAAGCCGCCGCCGCTAATCGCATTGAACAGCTTAAGAAAGAGGTAGATGTTTGGAAGAAACTCTACACTAACGCTTGTGAAAACCTCTCAGCGAAAATAAAAGAACTGGAACAAGAAGCGATGGAGAAGCAACATGATTGAAGCTACCTTGATCGACAGCATGGGGTCAGACCTTAGTGTTGTAAACGCAGCACGGGTATCCTTTGGTAAGGAAAGTGAATGGGACTTGTCTGGACACGATGGTTGGACACTTACCCTAAAACCTAGTGATGCAAAGCTAATCAAGTATCTAGCCGAGCATAAACACTTTAGTCCCTTCGGTCATGCCTTTGCTTCCTTCCATGTGAAGGCTCCTATCTTTGTTGCACGACAACTGGTGAAGCATAAGTTCTTGCGCTGGAATGAAATCAGTCGTCGTTATGTTGATGACCCACCAAAGATTTATGTACCAGAAGTATGGCGTGGTAAGTCTAAGGACAAGAAGCAAGGGTCTGCTGGTGTTGTTGATCTGACAGCTATCAACTCTTGGGGTGAACCTTATCAGGGTATGTTTGGGGAAGCTGACCTTGCGTATGTGGTGCATGAAGACCAACACCAGTTGGTAAAGACATATAACACTTTGATCGAACAGGGTGTAGCACCAGAACAAGCACGTATGATCCTACCCCAATCGACTATGACTGAGTGGTACTGGTCTGGTTCTCTAGACGCTTTCGCGGATATGTGTAAGCTACGCTGCAAGGAAGACACCCAGTATGAGACACGGCTGGTAGCAGATCAGATCAGTGAGCATATGAAGCATCTATTTCCCGTATCTTGGGTAGCATTAGTAGGAGAATAAAGATGACTGACGATAATAAAATAGGTCACATTAAGTTTGTAGAAGAAACTGTTGCAGAGGGTGGTAGTTCTCTTATGACCTTTGAGGTTGATGCTGCTGCCACTAAGTTAATTTCATCTGTTGGTCTACGTTTTATTGTAACTTGCGCAGCGTATGGCCTAGACCTAGAAGATGGTTTTAAGGCCGTGTCTGATCGTGGTGAGTATTTACAACAAGAACCTGACGATATTAACGAGGGAACATCTATTGAACAGTCATGAAATAGTAAGTCTCTGCAAGAGTCTAGCTGGTAGGTTTAGGAACCAGAACCACTATGATGATCTTGTTAGTGTTGGGGTCTTGTGTTGTTACGAACTTAAGGTAGAAGATTGTGAGGATAAGGATGTGTACGTAAGTTCAGTCAGACGTGCGATGAACGACTACATCAACATCAAAGTCAAGACAGTGAACACCCCTAGCACATGGGCCTCTAGGAGAGCCTCTAAGGCCGTTTCTAGTGGCTCTGACGTAGGTAGCTTGACTGGGGTAGCCAAGGGCACTTTCGTCTCTCTAATGGCCGCTATGGCTGATGTTACAGAAGGTCTAGGGGAAGACACAGCATTTACCAAAGACCATGCTACCGCCTTCGAGGATCAACAATACCATACCCATGTACTATCTGTTGCAGAAAAGACACTAGACACAACAGAAATGCTTATTGTCAAGATGCGCTACGTAGAAGACCTGACACAAGATATGGTGGCTGAAGCTATGGGAACTAACCAGAGGTGGGTATCTAGGCATGAAACCTCTGCATTAGCTAAGCTACGTAAAGCACTTATGTAACAATTCGTGATGTCTAAGAAGTCAGAAAATGAACGTATAAGCAAGTACAGTACTTAAGTTTTAGTCTTAAGTTTTGATAACAGAACTAGTAAAAGAAACTTAAGTTAAGACTTAAGTATATACTATAGGAGAAAAACATTTGGTAAATGTACCTCATCAACCTTGTCCGTATTGTGAGTCTTCTGACGCCTTTAATTACGATAAGGATAAGAACGTATATAATTGTTTTAAGTGCAACAAAAAAGGAAGGTATTCAGATTTGGATAGTAGTAATAAAGTACTTGGTTATGTTGACAACAATACCAGTTACGTCCCAAAGAATTTAGTTGAGGGTAAGTATATCCCCCTACGTGGCATTACTCAAAAGACTATGGAAGAATTTGGAGTGTTGACATACGGGGATCAGCAAGAATACATCTACCCCTCTGGTGGGAAAAAGGTTCGTACCCTGTCAGAAAAGAAGTTCTTCGCTAAGGATGGTTTCAAAGGCGATGAACTGTTTGGTATGAACCTGTTTACTGCTGGTTGCTCTAAGAAGGTTACCATCACAGAGGGGGAGCTAGACGCCCTATCAGTGTCACAGATGCTAAAGAGTACCTACATTAACCCTGTAGTGTCTCTGCCCTCTGCTAACCCCTCTAAGAAGCTATGGGATAACTGCCACGATTGGCTAAATAGCTTTGACCAGATTGTGTTGTCAGTGGATAACGATGAGGCTGGTAATAGTATTGCTGACAAGATTGCTAAGATGTTTCCCAATAAAGTCTATCGGGTGGATCACAGCAAGTTCAAAGATGCTAATGACTTTCTACAGAACAATGCTGCCACAGAGTTTAAAGGTGCATGGTGGAACTGTAAGAAGTACACGCCAGAGAATGTACTAAATACTACTGACCAGTTCTTGTCCCTCTATCGTGATACACCAGAACATCAATACGTGCCAACTGGTATCCAAGCACTAGACGATAAGATCATGGGCCTGATGCAAGGTCACTTCACTGTTATCAAAGCTCCGACAGGTATTGGTAAAACTGAAGTTATGCGGTTTCTTGAATATAATATGCTTAAGCGTGGCATCCCTATCGCAGCGTGGCACTTGGAAGAAACTAAACTACGTACCTTACTTGGCCTAGTATCTTACGAGTTACAAGACAACTTGACACGTAGGGATTTGATTGAAGAAAAGCAGGCAGAAGATTTAGTGGTAGAAGCCATTAAGCAACTGACTAAAGACGAATTGTTCTACCAGTTCTATCTTAGTGATGGTCAAGGGGCTGATGATCTAATCGACCAGATCAGGTTCTTTAGTCAAGCTGCTGGCTGTAAGTTTGTGTTCTTTGAGCCTATCCAAGATGTTGTTGCTGGGCTATCAGAGGAAAGTAAGGAGCAAATGCTTGCTGATCTATCAGTTCGTCTATCTAAACTTGCTGCTGAATTGAATGTGGGTATTGTTACTATTGCTCATACCAATGAAGACGGACAGACAAAATACTGCCGTATGATTGGCCAACGTGCTTCTGTAATTCTTGATTTGAAGCGGGATAAAAATGCCACGAGCTTAGAGGAACGCAACACGACATACATTACAATCGAAAAGAACAGACCCTGTTCCGAGGAAGGTAATGCGGGTATGCTGCGCTTTAATACAGAAACCTTTACTCTCAGGGAGATAGCATGAAAACTTGTAAAAAGTGTAACGTAGTTAAACCTGAGGATAGCTTTAATAAAAAGAAAGACTCTGCGGATGGGCACAGGGGTGAGTGCAGGGATTGTCAAAGAACATACGCTAAAGTTAGGTACAATAAAAATCCCGATGCCCACAAGGAACGGACAAAAGCTAACCAAAGGGTATATACCGCAAAGAAGTTTGGTTTGACACTTAATGAACTTGATCTTATGTATGCGCAACAAGGTAGTAAGTGTGCTATCTGTGGGACTACTGAACAAGAGCATGGGAAGTATCTAGCAATAGACCATTGCCACAGAACAGGCAAGGTTAGGGGACTTCTTTGTATGTCTTGTAACACTGGTCTTGGTAACTTTAAGGATAGGGCAGACTTATTGGTGCTTGCCGTACAATATCTTGGGGAGAGACGATGGTAGTTTTTGATTGTGAAACCAATGGCCTGCTAGATGTTCTAGATAAGATACACGTCTTGTCTTGGTCTACCGATGGGAAAGAAGTTCACCACACCCATGACTACGATGAAATGCGTAAGTTCTTCACTGAGGCCAAAGTTCTAATCGGCCACAACATTATCCGCTTCGACATCCCAGCAGTGGAAAAAGTCTTGGGGGTTAAGGTTAAGGCCCGTCTGATCGACACCCTAGCCTTGTCTTGGTATCTTAACCATGATCGTATCAAGCATGGGCTAGAGGGCTATGGCATTGAGTATGGAGTGCCTAAGCCTGTAGTGACTGATTGGAATAGCCTAACACCAGAAGACTATGCCCACCGCTGTGATGAAGACGTGAAGATTAACTCTCGTCTGTGGCGTGACTTGGACATTAAGCTAAATCGTCTCTATCCAGAGCAACAAGACAAAGATCGTTTGATTGACTACCTTACTTTCAAGATGGATTGTGCTAGGGAGCAAGAGGGCCTGCGGTGGAAATTAGACGTTCCTATGGCACAGAAGGCTTATGACGAGATTATGGTGTTGAAAGACGAAAAGGTAGTCCAACTAGCAGAGGCTATGCCTAAGCACATCCTTACTCGTGTAGCAACACAGCCAAAGGTTATGCGTAAGAAAGACGGGGAACTATCCTCTCATGGGGAAAAGTGGGTAGAATTGTGTAAAGAGTACAAGCAACCAATTACAACCCAATCTTTTGTTGTCAAGGTGGGGGAAGAACTTGGTAACCCTAACTCGTCAGATCAGGTCAAGGATTGGCTGCATGGGCTTGGGTGGGTTCCTCGAACATACAAGTTTGTACGTGACAAGAAGACAGGGGAAGAACGTCAGATCGAACAAGTAAGAGACGATGGTGAACTGTGTGAGAGTGTTAAAGAGTTGAACGAGGTAGACCCTGCTGTAGACCTGCTAGATGGCCTCACAGTGCTTACTCATAGGGCTGGTATCCTAAAGTCTTTCTTGGAGTGTGTGTCACCAGATGGTTATCTAAAGGCAGAGATTGCAGGGCTAACTAATACTCTGCGCTTCAAACACTCTAAGCCTCTAGTGAACCTACCTAGTGTGGACAAGCCTTATGGGGATGTCATACGAGGTGTCCTTACTTGCCCAGAGGGTTATGTTCTGGCTGGTGCTGACATGACTAGTCTAGAGGACACTACCAAGCGTCACTACATGAAACCTCTAGACCCTGACTACGTAGAGGAAATGTCACGAGAGGGTTTTGACCCACACCTCGACCTTGCTAAGTTTGCTGGTGTTATTACTCAAGATGACATTGACAAACATAACTCTGGGGAACGATCTCTAAAGGCACTGCGCAAAAACTACAAGGTTGTCAACTACAGTGCGACATACGGCATAGGAGCCGCTAAGCTGGCGCGTGGGACAGGTATGAGTTCTAAAGAGGCTAAGGCACTGCTAGATGCTTTCTGGTC